TGTTCACTATTATTAGATTTATATTGGGATTGGTATTCAGATATAAATTTATCTTGAAAATATTCTTCCATATCTATTTCCCTATCGGCTGCTGCTGCTGATTTTTCATACATAACATCTAAATAATGTTGCATTACTTCGTGTATAGCAGTTCCAAATACAGTATGAATAGATGAATTAAATCTTTTTATTTTATCCTTGTATTGTAGTTTCCATCTATAGGCACAACTCCTAAAGATAGACATTTGAGAATATGATATATTCTTTTGATAAGCAAAATTAATTGGTTTAGGTGGATTATTTCTAATCTCCTTTACAATTTTAGGGATTTTTTTAGCCAAACTATTTTTTCCATTTATCTCGGCCTACTAAAAGACCGATTATTCCATAATTGGCAATATCTATAAATGTATCTTGCATACCTTCACCTTCAACAAATGATCTACCATTTATTAATAGATTTTTTAAACGTGATATTTTATCCGTTAACCTAATACACAACCCAGTTAGTGAGAATTGTTTATCATCGCTATTATTAACGATATCTCCACCTAAAGCAATGTTATTTAACCCATAATCCATATGTTTACGAGCAAACATTTCATACATTTCTTTTTGTATCGATTTAAATTCACTTGACAATATGGGATATTCTTTTTCAAATGCTCTCACTGCTGCTTTTTCTGGATTTTTGGCATCCATAATTTCTCTATCACTCATCATTTCGTAGTATTTAGTTATTGTATCACCCATTTACTTGTACTGGTCTGTTAACATTAAAATATATGTCTAGTGCTGCAAGTCTATCATCGGCATCAACTAGATTTATAAGTGCTTCTTCAGCATTTTTGTAAAAATCTTCTGTTGAATGGTCTCCAATACCAACTGCTTTATTACCTAGTAATTCAAGTGATAATAATGCTTTAGCTTTATCTGCTTCAGCAGATGTTTTTAACATAGTGTATAATTCTTTTGTCATTTTAATAATGGTTTTATTTCTTTTTTATTTAACCCTCTATTCGTTAATATACGATTTATTTCTGGGACGGCCAATATATTTATATATTCCTTTGCTTCTTTACTAGAACATTCAAAATAATTTTTAATATGGTCTATTAAATCTTTATTAGGTTGTTTTACCTTGGATTTAATATATTTATTCCATTTATTATTTTTAGGGATAAATTCTTTATAAATAGAATATATCATCTTTTTTTCTTGGGGTGGAAAATCTTGTACATAATTAACAACTTCAATATAATTTGGATTCATGCTAATAAATCTATGAACCATATAGCTGTTCCAAACCTCCCAATCTTTATCAGTAAATGACTCAACAGGAGGTTTAGTAGTATTAATTGCCTTTAACCAATCAAAGATGTTTTTCATTAAAGAAGTTGATCTTTATATTCTTCTCTTAACTCAGGTGGTAACCCTTCACCTACAATTTTCCCTGATTCGCTGCATACGAATACTGGGATTGGCATCATAGCATCTTCATCTGTACCTGTTACAAATCTAGATACTTTGCGTATAATAAACTGTTGAGTAAATGTATCTCCACCATCAAAGTTTTTTAATGCAGTGGTATTAGACAAATCAATTTTTGGTTGTTGAACTGGTTGTTCCATAATTATTTATTATTTATTAAGTTTTGAATTAACGACATTGTATTTATTTCCTTGTCGATTCGGAAATTTGCTTTATATTGATGTTCATTTATTAAAATAGCTGCTGTACCTTCTTTATCTTGTAAGTATTCAGATGACCTTTCATATAGTGCTTTAAATAATTCATCAAAATCATCTACATTAGCATCAGCTATAATTTGACGTATATCATTAAACTTAGATTTATTTGATAATGCTGTAATTACTTTATCTATATAATTAGATGATACTAATATTGATTGGTCTAAATTAAGATATAAATCATTTGCCCCACCATCTACAGTTGATAATTGTATAGTGTTAATGCACTTACGTAAATCAGGATAGTATTGGTTTACTAGTGGTACTAAATCATTTAATTCATGAGTAATTGATTCTTCATTACAAACCCAATGTAAATGTTTAGCAACATCTTTTTTGGTTGGAGGTACAATTTTAAGTACTTGACATCTGGATTGTAATGGATCTATAATACGCTCTACAAAATTACAGGTCATTATAAACCTAGTAGTTCGCGAAAACGTTTCAATGATATTACGGAGCGAAGCTTGCGCCTGAATAGTAAGAAAATCAGACTCGTCCAGAATAACAACCTTAAGTGGTTTAAACGAAGCCACACTAGCAAAACTTTGTACTTTATCTCTAATTGTTTCAATACCACGTTCATCCGAAGCATTAATATAAATGCTATCACAATCAAGATTTTGTACAATGAGTTTAGCAAGAGTTGTTTTGCCAGTTCCAGCTGGTCCATAAAATATTAGATTTTGGATATCATTTTGCTCTAAATATTTAGATATAGATTTTTTAATATTTTCATTACCTACATAGTTTTCTAGTTTTGATGGTCTATATTTTTCTACTAATAAACTATTCTCCGTATTCGCCATATATTGAATATTTCTTTTCTGGTTCTGGTATTACTTCTGTTTCTTTAGAATCAATTGCATATAAACTACTTTTTAATGGTTCTAATCTATAATGACCCTTAAATCCTGTTTTAACCATATATGCTTCCAAAGCATCAGTTAAAGTTTTATGTACAGGACCATCTGGTTCATTTGCAACTAATCTCCATTTATCGCCCGGAGGAACTCTCCGAGCGATTAAAATGTTTTTTTCTTCTATTTTTGTAGCCATAATATACGAAACTATTTCGACTCCACCACAGATGCTTTTTTATAATCTGTGATTACTCGTTTAATAGCTTGTGCTGCTTTTCTAGCTCGTGCTTGACTTGCTTTAGTAGTCCCATCGTTTTCTGCTGCTAAGATATTGAAATTTGATTCAATAATCTCAAAAATTTCATTTTTTGTCATTTTTATTTATTTATTAATTATTAATTTACATCCCCATCATCATTGATGGGTCAATTTGTTGTTGGGTTGATTCTTCACTTGGTTCATCCACTACAGTACATTCTGTTAACAATACTGTACCTGCTACTGATGCTGCGTTTTCTAAAGCTGTTCTAGCTACTTTAGTTGGATCAATAATACCAGCTTCTTTCATATTAACAACTTTATCAGTTTTAATATCAAACCCTGCCCAAGCATCATTACCTGAGTTGGTTAGATTATCTGCTAGTATTTGACCTTTAACTTTATCAAATCCTGCATTAACCAAAATTTGATTAAAAGGTTTAGAACAAGCTTGTATTACAATTTTTGCACCCGTTGTTTTACCCTCTAAACCTGATGAAGCATATAATAGCGCTGTTCCGCCCCCAGGTACTATTCCTTCTTCGATAGCAGCTTTTGTTGCATGTAGCGCATCATCAACTCTATCTTTTTTCTCTTTCATTTCAGTTTCAGTATTTCCACCTACATGGATAATAGCTACTCCTCCGACGAACTTTGCGAGTCTTTCTTGGAGTTTTTCCGTTTCGAACGGAGTTGTTGCTTTATCGATTTGTTGCTGTAGCTCTTCAATACGTGTTTCAATTGATTCAACTGTTCCTTTTCCATCTACTAATGTTGTTTGTTCTTTTCCTATTGTTGCAGTTCTAGCTTCACCAAACCATTCCCAACTGAATTTATCCAGTTTCATTCCTTTTTCTCTACTGAATACTGTTCCACCAGTTGTAATAGCTATATCTTCTAGAACTAATTTACGTCTATCACCAAAATCAGGTGCTTTTACAGCACATACTTTCATTGTACCTCTCATTTTATTAACAATAAGAGTTGCTAATGCTTCTTGATCAATATCTTCAGCAATAATCAATAAAGATTTAGCTTGAGAAGATACACTTTCAAGAATTGGTAATAATTCTTTTACTTGGGTTATTTTTTGGTCTGCAATCAGAATTAGGGGATTGTCCAATGTGGCAGTCATTGTATTATTATTCGTAACAAAATAAGGTGATTTATAACCTCTATCAAACTGTAACCCTTCAACAGTTTCTAGATATGTTTCACCCGTACGAGATTCTTCAATATGGACAACCCCTTCCATTCCAACTTTTTCAATAGCAGTAGCAATTAACTTCCCAGTTTCAGGATCATTGTTAGCTGAAATTGTAGCAATTTGTTCTAATTGTTCTTCACCTGAAATATCTTCTGAGAGTTTGTGTTTTAGATTATCAACAACTAGTTTAACTGTTGTATCAATATCTCTTTTAATTTGTACCGCACTTTCATTATTATTTAAAGCATTCAGCCCTGCTTTAATCATTTCACGGGCTAATAAAGTAGATGTAGTTGTACCATCACCCGCTTTTTCTGCCGTTTTAATAGCTGCTTGTTTTACTAATTGCACTCCTAATTCTTGATTTGGGTCCTTTAATGAAATAGATTTAGCAACAGTAACTCCATCCTTAGTAGATTGAGGTGTTCCTTGCTCATTTGCTATAACAGCATTTCTTCCATTTGGTCCTAAAGTTGATACTACTGCATCAGCTAATATATCAATTCCTTTTACTAAATTGGTTCTTGCTTCTGAACCTAGTGTAACTTGTTTACTCATTTGATAGATCTTTAATTTCTTCTTTAGTTAATGATTCTTTAGTTTCTTCTAATATTTCTACTACATCAAGTTTTTCTATAATTTTTGCTAAAATTTGATTTTCAGGTCCAATATAGTATTCTTCACCTTCATGTTGTAGTTTAGTAAACCCAATAGTTGGTAGCACTACTTTATCTCCTGGTTTTACAGTGGTATTTATAAATCCTCCCATTTGAGTAGGTTTTCCTGGTCCAACTGCTATAACAGTACCATGTTCATTTCTATCTTTCCCAATATCAGGGACAATAATTGACCCATATGTAGTTTCTTCTACTTCTTGGGGTTTAACAATAACGGCATCAAATAGCGCTTCTAATTCCATCGGTATAATTTTTTATTTGGTTTTTAATTAATTTATAATTTTCTAAATACTTATCTAAACCATCAAAATCTGTTTTAGTAGATTTTAATTCAGCAATTTTTGCAATTGCCTGTTCAAATAAAGGATAATAATATAAAGATTTTTCGTAAGTTTTACTATTACCCTTAGATCTAAAATGACTAGAATCAGATGTAACCCTTTCTTTAATTGTGTAGCTATATTCATCTTTAGTGATAAAATATGGCTCTAGTAATGGGTCAGTAATAGTTTGAATCGATTTTCTTTTTACAGACATATAACTTATTTTATTTATTTAGACGTGAATATACGAATAATATTGCGTTAGGACACGCTTTTTTGGTAAAACTTTTATTTAATTTTAATTGTTTTTGGCTTTTTAGATTCGGCAATTGGAATAAAAATATGAAGTAAGCCATCCTTCATTTCAGCGGTTAAACTTTCAAGTTCAAATTTAGCTGCTACTTTATAACCTAAGTTAAAAGATCGTTTAGCTAATCCTTTATAGATGTAACCAGAATAATCTAATTCTTCTTCTTTTGGTTTATCATAGATAATTTTTAAAAGATCACCATCTATTTCTAGTTGAATGTCTTTTTTAGTTAGACCAGTACAGGCAATCTCAAAATGAAGCCCTTCTTCGTCATAAAAAATATCTAATGGGTGTGGTTGTTTGTTATCAAACGTTGTGGGTTGGAAAACTCCGTCTGCTTTAAAAAAGTTTCGGAATAATAAATCGAACGGTGTACGTTCATTGAATAATGTACTCATATCATTTAGTTTTGTGAGGCCGTAGCTCTCGGTTAATTTAATTTAAACATAACAGCGTGTCCTAAACTCCAATATTATGTTCTATTATACATATATTAATTTTCTTTTTCTATCCATTTATTATCTGAATCTAGTTTTACTTTACCTACAAATAATTGATTCCAATATTCAGGTTCAATAAGGGACAAAAACAAATTCCCATCTTCTCGTTGGTATAAAAAGTAAATATGTCCTTTTACAGGAATAAAACTAAAATCAGCTTTATTTACTAGTTCATTCCACTTATATAGAGAAATTAATTTAGCGTACTCTTCTTTTAATTCAGCAAATTTAGTTGCTAGATAGTTATTTACATCGACAGTTTGCTTTGCTACCCAGGAATTAGTATCTTCTAATTCTATTTTAGGTGCTGCTACACTATCTCCATAAGGCATTATCGCCTTATTTTCAGCATACATATCAGGTTTCTTATTCATTTCTTGCAATAAAGTATTCACTATTTACTTCTTCTGAATAGAAGTTTAATTTTAACATTCCTTGTTCTGATAATTTTAATGTGCCATTATCCATATCTTTATTAGCATTTAAAATATCTTTAAATACATCAGAATCAAAAGGTATTTCAATATCATTTTTAGTTATATTACCTTGTATTTGGTACGTGATTTTATTTGAAAATCCTGTATTATCACCAAATATAAATTCACAAATATTTGTACCATCCATATCTGTATTACTTGTGATTAGCATATTATTTACATCAGCTAATGCACTTTT